TTGTTTGTGAGGCCGTTGATCGCCCACTGGAGCATGAAGCCGAGGTTCTGCCACAGCTTGACATCGAGCCGCTTGGCGCACGTCTCGGCACCGATGACCGGGGAGTAGTTCTTCGGGTCAACGCATGTGGACGTGTCGATCGCTGTGAATCCTGTCGGGTATTCGCGCGCCAGGACGGTGACAGGCTTTTCGTTATGGACCGCGATGGTCTTGACACACTTGAAGCTCATGTCAACAAACTTCTTCACGTCGCCTTCCGTGATCCGTGTGCCGTTCTCAAGCTGGAATCCCTGCTTCTCGAACTGCGCCTTGGGGCACCACGAAATGTAGCCGTCCGGGTATTTCACCAGATAGCCCTTGTCCTTCGGGTTCTCGTTGGCCGGATTCTCCCAGCCACGCTTCTTGTTGTACGCGCCTCGCGTCATCGGCATCGCCTCGACGAGGTGGCATCGAATGTACTTCTTCATTTGATTACTCCTTGTTTATCCTCCGTCACCGTGACGGAGAAATCGTTATTCGACGGAGTGTCCGCCGTCGGACAGGACGAGGCAGACGGTCGCATCGCCGCTATCTCGCCCGAGGCACAGCGTGTCGATACGCGCATTCCAGAGGCCGTGATTATCGCAACGCGGATTCCACGGGGCGGTAGTAAGCTGCTCGATCGGCAGCGTGACCGGCTCGGACTTGGGCCAGTTCATCTTCTCCGGCTTCTTGGCCGGTTCCTTCTGTGCTTTCTTTTTCATTTGTGGTTTTTCCTTTTCAGGGTTTACAAGTAGTCATCATCGGATAGCGGCTTCTCGGCGTATTGCGGACACGCCGAATATCCGCGCTGCGGGTACCATGCCGCGTTGCGATTCTTGCAATCGCTGGCGAACGGCGGCGGCAAGGGTTCCTGCTCGTAGTGTGCGCACGTCTTGCATGAGCGTATCGCCTCCCAACTATAAATCTTTTTCTTCATCTTCCTTGTCGAAGAACTCGCCCAGATCGAAGCGGAACGCCTTGATGATTCGGGCGACGATGAACGGCGTCAAAAGGCCGATGTAGAACATGACGATTCCGGTAAAGACGATCAACAGGACCGCAAGCCCGGCATCCATCTTGGTCGAAAGCTCCTGTGCAATCTGTTCCATCATGCACGACCTTTCATGCGGCGGCGTTCCATGCCTACGGCAAAGGAGGTCACGCCGTTTGCAATGTTGAACGCATTGTAGCGCAAGCTGCCTTTCATGCAGTCCTCGCTGATGTGGTGTTCTTCGTCCTTGATCACACGTCCGTCGAGATATACGACAACCTCAACAACGTGGTCGGTGTCACACTTGCGCTTGAACCGCGCAAGGATCCATTTTATGATGTTCAACTTCTTCATGTGCTTTCTCCGTTTTCGGGTAGTTCAGTAATGGAAATCAAAACACCGTGTTTCTCTTCGGGTGCGAGCCAGACCTTCTCCAAGACTTCGCGGCAAGAAAGCGCATCGTCCTTCCAGAATCCGCAACGTGTCATACAGTCTTCAAGGGTCTTTATCATGTTCGTCAAGTCCGGCCTTGTGGTCTTGAACAAGCCCTTCGCGCCCTTGGGCTTGCAGAAAATCCACTTCGTCATAAGGCAGACAGGGCAATCCCACGGCTCTTTAGGGGCAAAACGCTTAAGGCGAGAAATGTATTTCGCCTCCAGGTCGCGGAGTTCCGGGGACTTGTAAATTTGCGCATGTCCGTTTACAACACGTGCCTTTATTCCGTTCTGGTGCGTGATCGTCGGCGGGTTAGGCTCGAAGTTCAGAAAGAACGCGATACGCTTCATTTCTCTTCTACCTTCTCGGTGAGGATTACGCCGTGCTTCACTTCCCAGCCGATCTTCTTGCACCAACGGAGAATCGTGCGCTCGGACTTCTTCGTGAGGTTCGCCGCCTTGTCCATCGTCCATGTGACGTTCGGATCGAAAAGCACCTGCTGGCGGAATGTCTCAAACGGCGTCATCTTCTCCTTCTTCTCCTTGCGGTATGAAGTCCGGCGCCCGGAGAACTCTTCACCTTCGGGTGCGCAATCGTCGAGAAGTCCGTCGTCGTCGAGAAGGTGGACGGGGAAGCGAAACCACATGTTCTGCTCCTTCATGGCGGGGAACTCGCGGAGCGTGAAGGATGCTCGCCAGCCGGAAATCCGTTCAAGCTCCGTGCGAACCTTCGCCCTTGCCTCGCGGATGTGCATGAGCGCGTCCTCGTCGAAGTCGCATTTCTGGACGGCGGCGATGAAGCGGTCTGCCACAAGCTGATCGTCCTCGCCGATCCTGTCCAGCCATTCGTTGTCGTAGGCGTACTGCTTGGCCGTCTCGCGGATGGCGTCGCATTCGGCGTTGTTGGAGAACACCTTGCGGGCTGATTCCGATTCAAGCAGCAGAAGGTCGATGAGCGCGTCCGGGTCGCGCGCGAACACTCCGGAGCCGGACGCGCGGTCCATCGAGCGCTTTCCGCCCTGCGCTCCCTTGGAATGGTGGTGGCAGAAGACTAGCGTTGCGTTGCAGTCCCTGGCGATGCGGTCGAGGTGGCGGCAGAACTCCGACATTTCGGCTGCGCTGTTCTCGTCTCCCGTGAGAACCTTGTAGGCAGGGTCGAGGATGATGAGCGAATATCCTCCGGCAGCGACGCAACGGCGGATGAGACGCGGGGAAAGCTTGTCGAGCGGCATTGTCCGTCCGCGCAGATGCCAGAACGAAAGCATGTCCGAATGTGCGGGGGCGACGCCGAGCGCCTTGTAAACGTCGAAGAATCGGTTGATGCACGAATTGCGGTCAACCTCGAAGTTGCAGTAGAGGACGCGCCCAGGGCGGCACTTGTGCCCGAGCCATTGCGCACCTTCGGCGACGGCGATTGCAAGCTCAATGAGAAGGTAGGATTTTCCGGCCTTGGACGGACCGGCTATGCACATCTTGTGGCCCACGCGCAAGATTCCCTCGATCTGCTCCGGCGCAAGGGCTGGGCGTTCCTTGAAGTCGCAGAGGGTTTCAAACTCCGGCAGATCGTCGTTGAGGTCGCGAATCCAGTCCTCCCATTCCTCCCACGACGCCTTGCCGCATGTGCGGTCAATGATAAACTGCTTCTTGCCCTTGCGCATGAGGCCGGGCATACGCGAATAGCGGGACGGATTGCGGTTCTGCCTGTCAACAGGCAATCCGTTCTTCGCGCAGACCTCAAACAGGAAGTCCACTCGCTTGTGGTACTCGTCGAGATCGGACGCGAACACCTTTACGATGGCGTGGGCGGATTTGCCGCCGCTGTGGACGATGCAGGCGCACGGCAGTTCGAGCTTGTGGTAGATTGCCACCTGCTTTTCGATGTCCATGCCGTCCGATTCGACGAGCGCATAGCGGAAGTCCGTCACGTTCACGTCCTTCACGCCCTTGCCGTCGAGCGGGTTTATGCGGATGTAGCCGCCGGATTCCTCGTTCGGCGTTCCGAGCGCGTTGTCGAGCCGTCCCTTTTTCAGCTCCTTCAGGATTTCGGCAACGGTTCTGTCGTACACGCCGCGCGACGGAATCCAGCGGTCATCCTTCTGGAACGGGTTGACGCAGTAGCCGATAACGTCCTCCGGCGTGAAGAGGATGTTCAAATATTCCGTCAGCTCCTTGCATGGATCCCACTTGGACGGCTCTTCGACTACCTCATCTTCAAGCCATTCGGGGTTCACAACCTTAAGGTCATCTTCCGCGATCTGGGAATCCCACGAAAGCGGGACGGAATCGACAACGCCAAGATGCGCGGAAGATTCCTCCCAATGAAGGGGTGAACGCTGGCCGAAGGATATTGCCTCCGCCCATTTGCGCCGGGCTTCGGCCTTGTTGATCGAAAGCGAGACGGCAACCTGTCCCAGACGGTCGCATTCGTCGGATGTGAGCGCACCCGTGGCGAGATGCCCGCCGGCGCGGCGTCCGATGTCGCGCAGGCACTTGTGCATCTGCCCTTGCACCATTCCGTCCACGAGGTTCTTCTCTACTGATTCATAGCATGTCATGGCACGTAAGTTTCTGGATTGATTCCGGCGGGTATGCGCCATTGACAGACGATGATGCGCTGGGTCATCTTTTGCGCCTGCGCTTTCGTCCACTTGGCGACGTTGCGGAATCCCTTGGATTCAAGGAAACGAATCTGCTTGGGCGTCGAAAGCCCGGCAGCGCGTCTGGCGTCGTGCTGCTTTATGAGCAGTTCCGCTTCGCCGAACGTGGCGGGTGCGCCGAATCCGAGACGCTCCAGCTGGTCAAGCTGCTGCTGGTAGTTGGTGAGGTTCACATCCTGCACGGAGTAGGCATACTGGAGCGGATCAACAAGCCCGGCCTTGCGGCGGCGCATCTTCTCCAGCCGTTCGGCAAGCGCCTTTTCGCGCTTCTGGACGGTTTCGGATTCCGCGTCGGCGAGAGCTTCCGCGCTGATGTCCACTTCGCCCTGTGCCTTCTCCTGTTTCTCCGTCATGATGGCGGCGACTTCGTCATCGTCCGTCAAGAGGCAAGCGGGGCGGCACAGGTCGTGCGTCTGCGTCATCCATAGGAAGTCGAGCAGAAGAAGGTTGTTCTTGTCGTGACATAGACGCGTTCCTCTACCAACCATCTGGACAAACAGCGCACGAACCTTTGTTGCCCGGAGAACAACAATGCAATCACAAGACGGCTCGTCATATCCTTCCGTAAGGAGCATGGAATTGAGAAGCACACATCCTTTCGGCGCACGCGAAAACCAATCCAAGGTCTCTCGCCTGTCTTCGGATTCCCCGTTGACTTCTTTAACATCGTGAAATCCCTGTTCAGCAAAGATCGCAAGTATCTTCTTTGAAGTGGCGATAAGCGGAGTGAATACGATTGTCTTTCTCTCACGGCAACGCTCCATTATCTCGCGGCAAATCTGGCGAAGGTATGGTTCGAGCGCAGAGCCAAGCCCTGCAAGCTGATAGTCGCCGCCCTGCTTGGCGACGCCGGAAAGGTCGATCTGCAACGGAACGGTCTGGGCGCGGATCGGGCACAGATACCCGTCTTGGATAGCCTGGACGATGCTGTACTCAAAAGCGATCTTCTCAAAAACCTCTCCAAGGGAACGGAGGTCGCCGCGATCGGGCGTGGCGGTGACGCCGAGGAGGTGGGCGTCGGGGAAGTGGTCGATGACGGCGCGGTAGGTGTCGGCAAGTGCATGATGAGCCTCGTCTATTACCACTAGGGAAAATTCGTTATGAGCAAAACGCTTAAGACGGGCGGGTGACTTCATCGACTGGACGGAGCCGACAACGACCGTGTAGGGCGGCTCGTCGTAGTTCACGTCGGAAGTCTCTTCGGCCTTTTCAAGCCCCGCCACGATTCCCGTTGCGGTGCGGAGCTTGTCAATCGCCTGCTGGAGCAGTTCGTCGCGATGGGCGAGGATGAGAAC